GGTCACTTACACGAACGACGAGAACCGCGTGCGCTTCCCGATGGTGCCTATCCGTCGCGAAACTCCGTACTACCTCGGCATCAAGTTCAATGCTCCGTACATCTGGGCATTCGGCGAGACTGAGTTCGTGTACCCTGAGACCGTTCGCTACGCTGACGGCATCTAAGACGCAAAGGAGGTCGGTCTGTCGGCTGACCTCCTCTTGATAAAAGGAGCTAACAAATGCAAGTACAATTCAACAAACCAGTGACGATCGGCGCACACACGTATGGCAAAGGCCAACACGAAGTGCCCGCTGCTGACACAAAAGACAATTGGTTCTTTGACGCTCTCGTCAAGGAAGGCTCTGCCGTGGTTCTACGCGCAGAGGAAGGCGAAGCTGTGGCCGAGGTCGCGAACGACGCGCCTGCATCAGCAGAACACTCCGAAGAAGCATCTGCACCGAAAGCCAAGAGCAAAACCAAGGCTGGCGCTAAGGAAACTGGAGACGCGTGATGGACGTGGCGAAATTCCGCACTGACTTTCCCGAGTTCGCGGACGCATCTCGCTACACTCCCACTATGTTGACCTTCTGGTCTGGCATGGGTGAGAAGTTGATCTCTGCAGATCGCTTTGGCGACCTGTACACCCAAGCCGTCGAGTTGTTCACTGCCCACAATGCCGTATTAGCTGCTGGCAACAAGTCAGCAACAGCATCTGGTGCTTTACCAGGACAGGCAGGTGGTGTGGTGGCAAACAAAAAGGTTGGTTCGGTTGGCGTTGCTTATGACACCGTCGCTGCAATGGAAACCAATGCCGGTCATTGGAATCAAACAACCTATGGTCGCCAATACATTCGTCTCGCACGACTGATTGGCCAAGGATGCTATCAGCTATGAATGTGACTGTCATAAAAGACAACACAGCCGCCGTGCTGCGAACCGTCCAAGAGATGGCGAAGAAGCGCGTGCTGATTGGCATTCCTGCGGAGAAGGCTGCTCGCAAGGGCGACCCGATCACCAACGCGTCGCTGGGGTACATCCATGAGAATGGATCCCCTGCGCGCAACATTCCCGCTCGCCCATTCCTGAAACCTGGAGTGGAGCAAGCTGCGCCTAAGTGCGCCGCTGTGCTTGGCAAGTTCGCCAAGACGGCATTCAACAACCCTTCGGACATCGACAAGGGATTGAACGCAGCTGGGCTGATTGCCCAAACGAGCGTCAAGAAAAGAATTGTGTCCGGCGAAGGTTTTGCACCTTTGAAAGAGGGTACAATTGCAGCACGCAAACGCTCTGGCGCGAAAGGCACGAAGCCTCTGATTCGCACCGGCCAATTGCTGAACAGCATCACGTATGTTGTTAGGGAGAAAGCGTAATGGCTCTGATCGATGTTTCTGACTTGCTCCGAGATCCGGATTTCACCAATGTGGTGACCCTGATCCGTCGCTCGTCGTCGATCAACGAGCATGGCGAACACGTAATGACAGAGACGCCGTGCAATATCGTCGCATCTGTTCAAGGCATCAATACGGCAGACCTCGTTCGGTTGCCTGAAGGTGCTCGTCTGCAAGATTTGATCACTGTTTACTATCGTGGTGATCTGCAGGCAGAAAGCAAAGGCGGCTACGCCGACATCATCGTCTGGCAAGGCCACCGCTACCAAGTCCGCACCGTGGACGAGGAGTTTATGAATTTCGGCGCAGGGTTTACCCGCGCTATCTGCTCAATGGAGGAGGTGAGCAATGTCTAACACCTCGGCCACTGGCGGTTATTTACAGCAGGTTGCTGGTCCTCTTGAAGGACTGGACTTGCGTCGGTTCATTGGAACTGTGCTCGTCGGCGTGTCCGGCTTTGCACCGGAGATGGTTCGTCCTGCTTGGCAGCAGAATCCTCCCCCAGTTCCAAACATCGATACAAATTGGATGGCGTTCGGCATAACCGCTCGCCGTGCAGACAACGATCCGTATCAAGTGGAAAAAGACGACGGCCAACGCACACTGATGCTGCGGCACGAGGAACTCGACATCATGTTGGCGTTCTATGGTCCAGACTGCTTGCAGAAGGCTGCAGAAGTCCGTGAGGGTTTCGAGCTGACGCAAAATACGGAGAGTTTGCTTCTCGCTGGGATGGCGTACATTGACTTGTCCGACATCATTCATGCACCGGAATTGGTGAATGACCGCTACTTTGACCGTGCGGACACAACACTGACCATCCGTCGTGAAGTAAGGCGAGAATACCGGATCCTGAATTTCGTCTCTGCCTATGGCGCAATTCATGCGAATCGGGATATAACCACATTGTCCCGTGACTGGGCGGTTTAACTTAAGGAGAAATGAAAATGGCTCAAGGTTTGAATGTTGGACGGCTCGTACGAGTTTCCGTCAATCTCGCGCCGCTGGCCGCTGCTCGTCGCGGTTTCGGCACACTTTTGATTGCTGGTGACAGCAACGTAATCGACGGCAGCGAACGTATTCGCAGCTACGTGGATCTGGAATCGGTCGCAACCGACTTCGGCACCTCGGCTCCAGAATACCTCGCAGCGTCGCTGTACTTCGGTCAGTCGCCTCGTCCTCAGACGTTGATGATTGGTCGCTGGATTCGAACCGCGACTGCTGGTTTCCTGAAGGGTGGAATCCTAACTTCTACAGAACAGACGATCACGAATTTCACCAGCGTCACCAACGGCTCTTTCAAGATCACCGTCGATGGCTCTGTGAAGACAGTCTCTGCGCTGAATCTCTCGGCTGTGACCAACCTGAACGGTGTCGCCTCTGCGATCAACGCTGTTCTGACTGGCGCCACTGTTGCTTGGGATGGCTCGCGCTTCACCGTTACCTCTGGCACGACTGGTGCAACCTCGACGCTGACTTACGCCGAGCCGACCGGCTCCGGCACCGACATCAGCGCCAAGCTGAAGCTGACCAGCACATTGGCTCTCGCTCCTGTCAATGGCTTCGCTGCTGAGACTCCTGTCGAGTGCGCCGCTGCTCTTGCCAACCAGTCTGGCATGTGGTACGGTCTTTCGTTCGCCGCTGCGACGATGCCTACCGCTGAACAGATTGTTGCCGTTGCCGCTTTCATTGAAGGTGCATCGATCAGCCGCATCTTCGGTGTTACCGAGACCGACACCCGCGTGTTGGACGCCAGCTACACGAACGATCTGGCAAGCCAGCTGAAGGCTCTGAGCTACAAGCGCACATGCGTGCAGTTCAGCGCAAACAAGTACGCAATCTGCTCGTTGATGGGCCGTGCGTTCTCTGTGAACTTTAGCGCCAACCGCAGCACCATCACTCTGATGTACAAGCAAGAGCCTGGAGTTGTTGCCGCGCTGTTGACCGAAACGCAAGCTCAGACCCTCAAGGCCAAGCGTTGCAACGTTTTCGTCCAGTACATGAACGACACCGCGATCATTCAGTACGGCGTGATGTCTGGCCAAGCCTACTTCGACGAGATCCACGGTCTGGACTGGTTCAGCGATGCTCTGCAGACTGCCGAGTACAACTTGCTGTACCAAAGCAAGACCAAGATCCCGCAGACCGATGCAGGTCAAAACCAGTTGGTCAACGTTGCTTCCGGCGTTTGCCAAGAAGCAATCAACAATGGTTTGATCGCTCCTGGTCAGTGGAATGCAGACGGCTTCGGTCAGTTGTCGCGCGGCGACTATCTGCAAGAAGGTTTCTACATCTACACTCAGCCGATGGCAGCTCAAGACCAGTCGATCCGCGAACAACGCATCGCTCCTCCGATTCAGATCGCTCTGAAACTGGCTGGTGCGATCCACGAAATCGACTGCATCGTTGATGTGAACCGCTAATTAAGGAGAATCAAACATGGCTACTTATTCTTTCCAAGACGTCGCCGCCGCAATCGTCGGCGTTGGCGGCTCGATCAACTTGGCTTCTGGCGCAGCTGTTGCTGAAGAAGGTATCACGATCGAAGCCGCTGAAGACAAAAACATCATGACCATCGGCGCTGATGGCGCAGGCATGCACTCGTTGGTTGCCAACGAAGCCAGCACCGTCACTGTTCGCTTGCTGAAGACCTCGCCGGTCAATGCACAGCTGCAGTTGATGTACAACTTGCAAACCATCTCGAGTCTGACTCACGGCAAGAACGTGATCACAGTACGCGATGTGGTGCGAGGCGATGCTATCGTTCTCACGAGCGCAGCATTCAAGAAGCGTCCAACTGTTACGTACGCCAAAGAAGGCGGCATGATGGAATGGACTTTTGACGCAATCAAGACCACCCAGATTCTGGGCGTAGGCACTCCGGAGATCTAATCCATGGAATTCGAAACAGAAGGTCGTACATACAAGGTCAACAAGATCGATGCTCGGTCTCAGTTCCATATCGTACGCCGACTGGCTCCTGTTTTGGGGCAAGTCGCGCCAGCGGTTCAAGGCGGCAAGGGCGGCATGGACGCTCTGCCAGCTTTGGCCGATGCGATTGCAGGTCTTTCGGACGCCGACGCAGACTACGTGCTGTTCGGCTTGCTGAAGGCTCTGTCTCGGAAACAGGATCAAGGATTGGGTTGGGGACCAGTGGTGGCTGGAACCGCGATCATGTACGATGACATCACGATGCCGACCATGCTGAAACTTGCTTGGGAGGCTCTGTCCTTTAACATGTCGGGTTTTTTCGCCGCTCTCCCCTCGGATTTGAAAGAAGCAGCCCAGAAAGTAAGCGCCCA